AACCAATTTTCCGTCAGGCGCTGTAGAGCCAATGCCTACGTTGCCATCAGAAGTTAGCGTAATGTCTGTATTAAGCGCTCTACCTATTCTCAGATCGTCTTGGTAAGTATCTATGAAATAATGGTTGTACGCAGAATCAAAGTCAGCAGCAGTGCGGAGTCTTATTTCTCCACCTTCGTATTGACCAGAGCCACCACCGTACACCTCAATCATTCCATTGGGTGTAGTGTCATCTCTTCCAACATATAAATTTCCAACTACTCTAGCACCGCCATTTACGTCTAGTAGCTGAGAAGGCGACTCAGTGCCGATGCCTACGTTTCCAATACCGTCGATTACAGCTCTTTCGGCCCCATCTGTCCAAAAAGACATTGAGTTATCCGAATGCTCATAATATATACGACCTCTGCTGGCCGATGCTGAATCTCCCCAAAGTATTCCCTGTGGCGCAGTGCCATCCCCCAGAAATTGCAAAAAGCCATAACCAGCGCTTTCAATAGTGATTTTTGCATTAAAATCAGCAGCTCTTATATTGGCATCGGAAACGTGAAGAAGACTGTCAGGCGACGTAGTCCCAATGCCGACACTATTAGCAGACGCATCTACAAACAATGTGCCTGAGTCGAAGTTAGCATCATCGGATGCCGTGAGGGTAGTAAATGCTCCAGCTCCTCCTGTTACATTACCAGTGACATTACCAGTAAGTGGACCAACGAGAGACGTACCCGTAATCGTCGTGCCTGTAATAGCAGCAGCAGATGAAGCTCCAATTATTGCTCCATCTATAGCCCCACCATTAACATCTATACTGGAAAACGTACTAGTTCCTGTGGATGTAACATTACCCGTGAGGCCACCAGATGCAGACAAAGTGGTAAACGCTCCAGTGCTGGGCGTGGATGCCCCAATCGGGCAGTTGTTTAGAGAACCACCAGTGAGCGTCTTGCCCGTTAGGGATGTATCCATACTGAGAACGCCAGTGGACGCATTGACGGTTAGTCCGGTCCCTGCCGAAACAGCAGTGGTGTTCAGGATGGCGTCATCAATTAGATTGTTTAGCGCGTCTGATGTGATTTGCTGTCCATCTACAAATGCACTAGTAGTGTTTTTAATTATGGTTCCCATTATTGTGCCTCTTCTAGGTTTCTAAATGTTGTTGATCCAGCCACCTTCACCGCCCTTAGTTTAGGGCGACCTGTGGTTGTGACTAGTTTAAGCTGCAATCCGTATGCTCTCCTGTTGCCAAGTCGGCTCCTAATTGAATAGTCTTCTGCCACCTCTAGCGGACTTCCACCATTGATAGTTTGCAATGTACCCAAATCGGTTTCGGAGTCTATATTCTCTGTTATGGAGGTCACATTCCCATTGCTTCCCTGGGTGCTGCTAGATTCTATATGAAGCTCATAGTTGTTCCATTTCTTGCGATCGATGGAGGACAATGTGTACATCCTGGTAGTCGCCGTTCCAGAAACAGGAGCATCCACGGCCGCTTGGCCTACGGCTGGAACATATTGATCATTTGAACCCAATGAGGATTCGAGCCTGTGAACGCCGCCTTGCTCATTAACGGCATATACCGCCCGATCGTTACCATCCCCGGCAACAACCAAATGAGTATATTCCCATGCTGGGTTGGAAACGCTATCAACCGATTCCCAGTTTTTGTTTACAAAATTGTATATGACGATTTTGTTATTGGTCGTCGATGATCCGAATGGAGCAGTGAGGTAGTACCTGTTATTAAAATAGACGCCCACTGCTTTATGGGCATAGTCTTTGTTTATGTCTTGTATGGTAGCTTCTATCGTTGCAGATAGTGGCAAATCCCGCCCACGGAGGTTGTACAAGTCTTGGAAGTCTACGCCATATATTCCATTATCCGACAAGAATATCAGATTGTTGCCCACTTGCACAATGCTGCGTCTCGCCAAGCACCCCACCTCATTCGTAATGAGCGTACTCACTGAATCCTTTAGGACCAGGCTATTGCTGACCAAGTGTATGCTGTTTCTATTGAACACCACCAGCTTGTCTTCCGAAAAGGAATGGAAGCCTACCAGGAAATCAGATGTTCCAGCATTGAACCGAAACTGACCATATATCCTATCGTATGTATCTCCATCGAGGATTTGAGAAAAGATGGCCTCGTCCCTTACGGCACGATCGGTGATAGTCGGAGAGGCGTTGGTTCCATCAATATCATACCTATATGGCATAACCAACCTGCGTTGGTGATATGTGGCAAATGGAGGAGCAGGCATATGGGAATAGCCTATTCCGCTAGAAACCACCCGAGTGAATACGGGTGTAGATGTTAGACTCTCGCCGTCTGTGACATGCTCGTCCGTCTGGCCCGACTCAATGTAAAATTCAAATCCATGAGCAAGGGCCAAGGTTTCGTCTCCACTTAAAGTGGTGGTTGGGTTTTGCGGGACATAAAACGTAATGTCTGCCCCACTCACTTCCGCAACAAATCTAGATCCATCTATCTTCGAATCCCCAAATCCCGCAACATCTATGGGGTAGCCTACGCTCAAACCATGACCAGCAGCCGTAACAACCACTTGATACATCCCATCAAATTCACCTCCAGATATAGAGGATGCGGAAGCGGCGGATATGGATGTTGCAACACCCCCCGTAAAAACCTCGGCCACATTAAAAGAGGCATCTATTTTTAATCCAGACGTTTGGTCAGTATCTAGGGTTTTTGGACCTATTACGGATATGACATCGCCCACGGCGACGCCATCCGACTGATGAACAATACCGCGATTTTCTACGATGGCAAATTCTCCAGATGCACAAACGATCTGAGTGGGCTGATCATATTCCCCGCTATCAACCAATGTGAATGTGGGGGATCCTGTCAGATCTCCGTCCCATTCCATTGCGACATCCCCATCGCGGAATATGTACACCTTGTTGAATGCCTGTATGGCTGTAGCATTGAATGCCGTTTCGCCAAGTGGATATGTAATCTCGGTGGCACTGCCATCACTGGTCCTCACAGCGGATGCCCCCGTGCTTCCAACGCATAGCACATAAGATAGGCTATCGTTATTTGGATCGCTGTATTCAATGGCATATTGGATGGTGCTGGCCGCTAGGTCATCCAATGTAGGGCCTTGGACAGTGCCATATACAAATATGGATGTGAGTCCACTCACCGTAACACGAATAGTGCTGGCATCTACCCAGGTAATGTTATAGTTTCCATTGATGGAGACATTCCCGTCCCATCCACTCAAATAGAGGACGTACCCATCCCAGTCGGCTTCATCCAATCCATGTGGGTCGTTAAATACAATGGTCAATACACCTCCAGCACCAATGGATGTGGATGAGGTGTTAACAGCCGGAAGAGCAGTGTCCAATATCCGCACCTTTGAAGTGTCCGCATCATGGGCATATAGCACCGCAGCGGCGAATGGAGCAGATACATATTCCATGGCCTTTCTCACTTGCCATTCCCCGTTAATGTCCATGCGGCCATTATCGGAAACGGTGAGGAGTCCTGGGGACAGTTGGTCTGGACGGAGCCTATTGTTGAACCCGACAAAACCGACATCGAGTTCTTCTACGATGCGATCGTCTACCTGACCATAATTGTCGTATCTAGCCATTAGCAGTTCCAAGCCCTGCGACTCCAATAGTTCGCAGATAGTTTATTCCTCTTGCCTTTTATTCCGCCTGACCTCGCGCAATAGGACTTCTTCCTAGCCGGGTTACTCTTCTTGATGCTCATATTGGCATCGCCAAAACGCACTATCTTTTCCTTGCCGCCCTGACAAGCCTTCACAACAAACTTCTTGCCCCCAGACACTTGTCTCCGGGGCTTGTTGCATTGCATGTTTTTCTTATTTATTGCCACGTCTTACTGCCTTCACTCTTCGAGGTTTACCTGCTGGTTGTCCCAGGCGTTTCTTCTGGGCTATCCTTGACCGTTTCTGAGATGTTGTCATCTCACCTGCTGTGACTGGTGTACGGCTGCTGACACGCTTTGAAGGACGACAGTAGGGCGTACCCCTACTTTCTCCATTGCGGCGTCCACAGGGCTTTCCAGTGCGTACATCTACCCACTTCTCCTTGAACCACCGCTTGAGGTCAGCGCCTGCCTTTGTCTTCCGTACAGCCATTATTTCTTCTTACGCTTGCCCCAGTTAGCAGCACCTACCTTGCGGCACTTGGCTATCGCCCCACTTGCATACGCAGATGGGAACACCCTATACCGAGCTTTAACTTTTCTGTAGCAAGCATCCTTGTTCATAACATCAGGAGGTTCATGTAGACCGTGAACATTTCTTGCATTTGCACCTTCTGGCAAATATCGCCATGACGGTAGCTCCTGCATCTTTAAGATCAAACAAACACTTCATTAGCGTTTTTTCCCACCCTTAGATCCGTAACCGCCTTTACCTTTTCTTTTTCCGCAAGCCATATCACTTATCCTCCGTTTCTTTTTTTCTAATCTTAATTCCAAGTACAACAAAATATATGCCTAGGCTGGTA